GTGCTGGCCGTCACGTTCTACCCACTCAGGCTCGTAGATAGTCGCAACATGCCCAGTCTGCCTATCAATGCCGTCATACATCACCATGACGACAGGCTCCCCGGCGCGCTCGACATGTACGACCGAAGCAATACAGTAGTGAATTCGATATTTCATGATCTCTCCTTTGCGAGTGGATCTATTCTACCCCGAGACAGCTTGCGGGAAAACCCCAGTATTTTCCCGTAAATCGCCTCAAAACAGTGACGGCTGCCGCTTTCCTAGTTTAATAGGAATCACGACACAAGACCGGGGTATGGCAAGAATAGTCCTCAGAGCCGTCTCCAGATGCTCGTCATTAAGTCCGGGCTCGACGATATCCCCCGACATACCCACTCCATCACCTATCCGAACCTTGGACTTATAGAACAGGTCGAACATGTATCGTACTGGCGAGAGACCCTGTTCGCGATACGCTGTCCGCAGTTTGTCGGTATCCAGAGGCTCGATGCGCTCCTGCAAAAATTGCAGGTTTTCCTTTGACATTTTCATGGCTTCACCCGCGCCTCACCTATCTGGGCCAGTAGACTACGAACCACTGCCACCGCCCTCCGCTGTTCATCCGTACCATTAAAGACCATCTTCTCCAGTTCCTTGAACCACCATTGCTCCTCGCTGAAATCCTCGGTCAGAGCAACGAGCGAAAGACCGTACGCGGCAGAGAGTTCTTTGGCAAACTCTGCAGGAGACTTATTAGCTTTACGGCGCGGCGATTTCTCTGATCCACTGGTATCGTCCTCGCCGATTACTACACAAGCATTTCGCTCGACCGCAGCCACGTGTGCCGACAGGTGAGGTAACTGCTCTGCAACACCTGAGCGAATGTCGACCATGAACACCGGTTTATCGGACTCGTACAGGCCGGCTGACTTGAGTTCACGACTGATCTTGCCAGCGGAGCATACAAGAAACAAGCCGCGCTCTACACCGTCAAACGCGTGAATGCGTACCAGATCGCCCGGTCGGGTATGGCACACTTTCCGTAGGTCGATAGTACGGTCATCAACTTGCACGGCTCTGCTCCTTTGCGACATTGATAGCGTGTGTGGATTCGATACCCGCCATAGCCTGCCACAGGCTCTCCCGAAGCTCAGCAACGAATACGGTAACCAGAGTATTCTCGCTGCCCGGCCCACTGAGAATGGCCTGCTGTGCGATGGCGTGAGTGAGCAAGTCGCAGGCTGCTGCCATTGCCGAGGCAGTATACGTAGCCGCGAGCGACACAATCTCCGCATCGGAGATGTTCGGATCTTCGCGGCGGGCGTGGATGTTGTGCAGTGAAGTATAGACTTTCTGCATGGACTCTTGAATGGCTTGTTCGGGGCGCACGGCGTTACTCCTTAATTAGGGTGTAGAAAGATGGTACAACTATGTCCCCGCGTGACACTACCCAGCGAGAGTCCTGCCCGAGAAACCGTCTCAGGTGCTCGTTATGTACATTCTCTACATACAAGGCCTGATAGCAGCGCTTCTGTCCTAGAAGGTAGCATGCCGCCAATATCGACTTCATCACCCCGCGCCGCCGGTACGGCTCCCACACGGTGACGTTAGCCACGTCGATGGTTTCGAGCATGGCAGGCTGCTCCATACCGTCCAGCGTAAAGGCACGGCGAGACCCCATACGGATGTATACTTCACCGACACCGGATACGTCATACCAGCCGTTACAGCGATATGGTGACTTCTGTAACGCCGCAATCAGCGCGTCCTGTGCATGCAGTACTCCGATGTCGTGTATCTCGTACAGCATGGTTACCCCCTCGCAATGTATACCCTGCGCCACTCGCGGAACTCAGGGTTGTCTCCGATCTCCGCCCCGGCAGCTACCCGGTTGTGCAGAAACGTACCGGTGGCCCCAACGTAATAAAAGCCTGCGTAGCAGCCCTGCTGCGAGAGTACCATCTCGACCGTGTGTGCTACGCCAGCCATGAACGCCTCTACATACTCCGGCGTCCAGCGATGAGCGTGGTCTGTCCACGACTCTACCGGAGCGGTAGCGCGTACGCGAAGGACACCTTCTGCGTGCTGCAAACACGCGTTGTAGTGATCGATAGCAGCCTGTGCTGCTTTGGTGGTTTTGCGTGCCATGTGCGGCCCCTTGCTGGTCTGTGAGCCCTCATTATACGCGAAGGCAGTACGTTCTACGTGGCAGTGCGAAGGGCATCCACCATGTCTTTCGCCGTATCCGCAGGTACAGAGAAATACACCCACCCGCGATCATCGAATAGGCAGGTAGCCCCAGCCTTCTCCAGCGGGCTGTGGGCACTCCAGCCGCCCGGCCAATCGAGGGTGCAGTCCTTCACTCGCAGAGCCCCGGTTCCCGATAGCCAGCGTAGCAGCATACGGCTACCTCGACTATCCGTAGGTCCAGAGTACTTCGCTCTACCGTACGCTAGCCGCTTCTCTGCGGCAGGTTCTTCTGGCGATTTTGCAATCGATTGCACGGTGGCGTGCGCGTCGTATCGCGCCCAGTTGTAGTAAGTGCGCAGTATATCGCGAGGCGGTTTCGCCCCCCAGAACTCCACGTATATATCCACATGCTTGCGGAAGATAGCTGAGCGGTATGCTCTCTCACTGCTGGAGATGCTGAGGAATTTGCCGGGTCGCGTTCCGCCTGTCCACGCCACCGGAGCGTTGGATGGGTGTTGTACAGTCATTTTGCTCTCCCCTCAGCGTTGGCCTTGTTGATAACCCGCAACGCGATGTCGCAGGCCTCAAAGACCGCCTTACCGCGCAGCTTCTCTTTATTGGCGTCATTCACGGCGTCGTACACTGCAATGAAGGCAGAAGCCGTGAACACGTCAACCATCACCTCGTTGACCTTACGGTACTTACGCTCCTCCACGATCTTGCGGATCTGTGACACTCCCTCTTCGCCAAGAGGCGACAGGCGGAGTGCTGCGATGTGTTGTTTCTTGGTCATTTCAACCCCTTTGCGGTTTGTCTAGGACTAGATAATACCCCCGACACTGGTGTGCCGGGGCTTCACTGCTAAGGTGTGTTGCTGCGCCGTATGTTCGGACATGGCCCGAGTATCACATCGGCTAGGTAACCATTAGCGCACAGAGCGCCAGCCAGCTTCCGCGCACTATGTAGATACTGATGCCCACACGTAACATGCATGCCGTTTTCTTCCAGAGTACCGATCACCGAAGAGGGAAGACACGACTCACACAAAGGTATACCACCGATACTCACGTGGTAGTTTTGCATATCAAGGTTTGATGCCTGACACCGCGCCATCATTGTTATATCTCCCGCGCGCAGCATAGCTTTTCTCGTAAGGTACCGGTGCATGTTTGAAAAACACAACTTGACCGATAGCATCGCCGGGGCGCAGACGAATACCGTACGTGCAGGACAGATTGATCAGTTCTAGGGTTAATCGTGACCCATGCCACCCAGCATCACACCAGCCAGCATTTAGGTGCTCCAGAAAAATGCGAGCCATTGACGACTTCAGCTTGTACTCGGCAGAAATGTGCGAAGGCAGGTTAAAAGTCTCAGTGCTTGACGCAAGGATACCCTCCCCCGGAGCAAGCACATACCCGTCTGCCCGGTGAATACGGACAGTCTGCATGGATGGTTTTTCACGGTTGGCGTAGTCGATGATTTTACCGCGCCGCTCGTTATCTACCAACACGGTATCGGACAGGTGGATATCGAGGGACGCAGAGTTTACATCGTTGAAGGATATCGGGTACTCGTCGGTACCCGTAACCAGTCCTTGCTCGATCAATTCACAAAGTTCAGTGTAGCTAAGCAGCATAGTAGGTCTCCTAAGTGGAGACGTAACTATACCAGACCAAGACTACCCATATAAGAACCCTCGTCCTCGATAGAGAAGCCGTCTTCTACCAGAGACTTCATTACCCGCAGGCGGTCGCTGAGTTCGCCCCCAGACCACGAAACTACTACTGACCGTTCTACGTCGATGCAGTACCCGCCGCCTAGGGCTGGCCTGATTGCCGGGTTAGCTACAGCATACATACGCTCGCCGATCTGTTCCCCGGAAACGGGGCGTGATACCTTACGCATCACAAGTACCACACGTCCTTTGGTCGTTGCCATGTCGAAGCCCTCCTGTGTGAGAGACTTAACTATACGCTACCCGGCAGGCTTACGGTCTAGCACAACGCTGCTGTAGAAACCACCACCTTCCTTCGGGGTTCCATTTACTACAACACGTACCCTCTCGTCGGAAGGCTCAAGCACACCGCGATACTCGGTCACAGTGAGTGAGATAACATAGTAATCCAGACCATCAGCTTGACTGGTCTCGAAGCCTACTACGTAACCGTACCCCGTGAAGTCCGGCACGCCCACGAGATCACTTACCACAACGCGATCTAGTTTCTTGACCAGATAGACCTCGGGGTCTAGTCCCGCCGCTACCAGACGGATAGTATCCATCGCAGGAAAACTCACGGGTATGCGCTGCATATCAGTCGCCCTCCTGCAGGTCTTTCAGGTACTCTTCGGCTTCTTCCTTGGTACGGAAAATCGTCCACTCTGTGCAGTCCAAGTATCCGGGCATGGTGAGCCGTGCCCCCCAGCCGTCCCTGATCTCAAACTGCGTAATGTGACAACCCTGCACAAACGAGTTCGCCAGAGAGAAAAGTTCGTCGAAGGTATCGTCATCCTCAGTAACAACGCAGCTATGCGCCCCGCAACCCACCAAAGAGCAAGGCACGACTTCGTCACCAAGCTCCGAACTTACAATCAGCCAAGAGTCGTAACGTACTTGCGGCGTCATTGAGCCACCCCGCTAAGATGGTGTTTGTACGCCACCCCACGAAGTACGCGTGTGCGGGTCTCCTCAGAGATACCGCGCTCGATCATGTGCATTCCTGCAGTAGCTCGGTCACCGCCGCCTGCGAGGTAATCGATCATGTCATCAATGAACTGGGCGGTGCCCCAGTCCCAGCGCCGCTCCGAGGGTGGCGCAGTACGCTGGCTACGAATCTGTGCTTCCATGGTTTCACCTCACTGGATCTGAATGTCGCGCTCGACCATCAGGTGGTCTGCTTGAATCGAGTATGCCACAGACGGGCGACCTTTGGAGATGGCAGCAAGAAAAGCCGCCGCCAGATCGAGATCAACCCTGCCGGTATCGACCCGGGCCTTGAAGCTCTTCAGCCCTTTGGCAGTGAGTTTGACGGTCTCTGCGCGTGCTTCCATATTGCGCGCAGTGACATGATAAGTGATGGCGGTATGGCCCATCAGGCGCTCCGCTGCCGAACGAAGTGCAGACTTGCCGGTCAAAAGGCCAAGAAACTCCAGTGCGGCATGCGTGTGTGCCATCAGGCGGGGACCGGCGGTAGGGCGAGCGCCATCCACAAGGTAGTGGAAACCCTTACGCGTCGGCTTCAGTGTGACCGCTACGCGCTTCGAAGTACGGGCAGTGGTCGTGGTGGTTACGGTTTTGGCAGTCATGGCGTTTCTCCTTTGTGAGACTGTGTGGGTATGCTACTACTTGAAGAGTGCGGCCAGCTTGGCAGAAATACGCTCGCTCTCTGTCTGGGCGACAGGCCGAGGCGTTCTGGGTACCCGGCGCACGTGCACCGACGCGGTAGGTGCGTCCAGTTTGTGTTCTGGCTGCGTCACGACGGGTGCTGCCGGTACTGAGGCGTCCGACCGCGCAGGCCGATAGCCACCGCGCCGTGCCGGCTCCGGCACATGTACTTCGTCCTCGTCGGTTTTCTCTTCCTGCGTACGCCAGAGGGGCCAGCCCTCCTTACCAATGGTGCCCTCAGCGAAAGCCCCATACTCACGACGTACCTTCAATACGAAGCTGTCACCGACCTTGCGCGGTCTTGCCAGAACTGTCGCTGTCCCGGGCACATTACCATCCGGCCCTACAAACTCAACTGCGTTGCTGTAGAGCGTGTCGCCAGTACGCAAGGCGCGAACCTGCTGTTCATCAAGCATCTTGTTTCCCCTTTTTGAGATTGATTGCAATTATAGAGGAATCACGTACGGCTTATCCAACCACTTACCGAGCGGCCAAGTAGCGTTACGGGTCATACAGTGTGTTTCGTTCTTCTGTACTACCAGTCCGTCGATAGCCTCGCCCGGGAACACCGAGTTCTCGTACCACTCCTTATCAGTCCGGTACTGCGGGGCGTAATACACGGTACCGCGCTCCGGGTGATTCACTGGGGCTTTCGCCCACGCAGGTACATGCTCCATGGTGTAGCGATTCACATAGAGTTTTTTTGCCTGACTGAAACTTACAATGCGGTCCATACATCCTCCAGCGTAGATACTCTAGCCAGCCCCGAAGGCTGGCTGCAGTACCCACTACTGCTTTTTCTGCTTTTTCTTCTTTTTGCTGGGCTTCTCCGGTACGTCAGGTCGGCAGGTTCTCCCCAGATACTGGACGTAATGCTCGTCAGCCTTCTTACTGTACGCTTTCACTACCTTGCCGGCCTTGCGGTGCGCAGAGTGGTACGCACGGAAGGCGTCGGCCAGATCACGTACGGTGCGGCCCGCGTGGGCGTCGTCGCCGAGGATCAGATTGTTCGATACGTCCATCGCACGGTCGTAGAGTTTCTTCATGTCTTTGCGTTTCACTTGACACCCTCCTTGGTGTAGATATTCATACCGATCACGGCTCCCGCGCCGCCCTCGATAGACTTGTTGCCTTCAGTGGTGGCGATGATCATCGTCTTGCCGCTGGCAGACGGCCCGAGGCGAATGTTCAAATCGACCGTGATCGTCATGACGCCCTTGTCATCCACGGAATACGACGCGTTGCGACCGACCCTGCCAGACGCCGGGGTCCATGCAGCTTTCTTCGTTGCCATTTGTGATACCTCCTGTTTGTGGTGTATGTATATTACCTGTTCTGTACTACCCCGTAGTGAGCACGGCTTGCCCGCCGTACTGAATAGAAACCAGATGCTCAAGATCAACGATCTCGTAGCTCGCGGTTGACACGTCGTCCTCCCAGCTAGAGCACAGATCACGACCTATAGCGTCGGGGTCGCAGTCGGGCGTGTGTGTCACAATATAGGCCTCAGTACCGGAGCCTGCGGGTGATGATACAGTTACTACGATGGCTGAAAGCATGTGCGCTCCAGTTACACAAAGGTTGGTGTGAATGTGTGCCAGTACCGCATTTATCTGCGCGGTAACCGTACTTTTATCCTACCTTTACCACGCTCTCGCTCGATGGCACGAGCAATACGGGCACGGACAAGACTATGCAGGTCGAGAGACGCTACATAGCCTACAGGCCGGATTCTACGAAACACGATCCTTCTTCGAACTGACAATTGAAACCTCCGGAACAGCAATACCGCACCGAGCATCGTGCGACCCGGGTAATGAGTCAGCCCACCCGGCCCGTGTGCGGTGGTGTTGCAGGATGGCCGCACGCAACCACTCAGCTAGCGCGGCCTCGTCCAATGCCGGCCCTGATACACTCACGAACGATACAGTGACCGTAAGTGCCACATCGGGCGGCTGTCGGCGCTGCCTTGTTATCCTACGCTGCACGTACGGCCTCCGACAGCGTGACGTGCTCGCGCGGAAAACGGCGGGTGTATGCGCGATTAATGCCTACCCGCTCCACGTACGCCTCGGCGGCAGTGAAGGACTCAAAACCCATGGGTTGGCCCAGAGAACCATCGGCGGCCTCCGGATCACAGACAACCTCGCTGCTGGTGAACAGTAACGCTGTTAAAGTGACAATACGGATACGCCACACGGCATGACGTGCATCGAAGTAGATATCGTACATATGTGCTCCCTTTACAGAGTGGGTGTTATCCGCGAGAGTCAATAAGATCAACATACGCGGTATGGCATGCTACTACTTGTTCAGGCGTTGCCCGCGTAGCAGCATCTGGACCGAATTCACAGATCTCTTTTGGTGACATATCCAGAAAAGCAGCTACCTCCCCCAACGCCTCGCGTACCGCAGTTCGCGTGCGCGCATCCACAGGGAAGTCAGGTGAATATGTGTTGGACAGAACTCGCAAAGTGCTGTTCTGGTTGACCCGTGCCAGCTTGGCTACAAGGTCGGTTGGTCTCAGGTTCGGGTACATGTCTGGAGCCTATATGCGTTGTATGGGTTACCATGATACTACCCCCAGCGAGGGTAGATCCCTCAGCGGCGTACTCGTCTTACTCTAGCAGGTAAGGTATCTGGCGGGTACGTCACCTCCCCGGCCTCCGAGGGGTGGTTCTTCAGGTAGCTACGGATACCTGCCGTAAGCCACTCTTCACCCTCCGGCGTAAGCTCGTAGTAGTCAGTACCTTTGACAGTCTTACATACTAGGCGAGCATTTCGCTCCATCACCCGTGGTACATACACGCCTATCTGTGCCTGTGCGGCTACTACACTTACTGGTCGCAACCCCTGCGGCCCGGCGAAGCAGTTCCATATGTGTTTTTTCGTGCACGGGTTGTCTTTCGTAAACTTCGCAGGCTCAGGTCTCATTTCGTCACCTTGAATCGTTTCTCGGCCCACACCGGTAGCTCTTTATAAGGCCATAGGTCGTACATGTCCCCTCGGGCAGAGAATCCGAAAGACCACACGTCCCCCCAGTCCTCAAGAAAGAACTTAACTTTACCGCCCTCCGCAGCCAAGGCGGTCAGGCCTACAAGCTGCGCAGCAAAAGGAAAGAACGCCGTAGGCGGTACCACCCGCACACGGTAGAGAACCTTACCGGTGTCACCATTACATACCGACACAAAAGGGCTTACTACCCCCGCGTACAGATCAGGCCCGCCATACGACACAGATAGCGGCCATTGTTCCTTATCGAAAATCATTTCAGCAAGCTAACCATCCAACCGAGAAATGATGACACCGGGGACGCCGAAGCGAGTGCAATCAGTACGATCAGGCCGCATATCACGGTAATGATGTCTAGTAAGAAGCGCATTGCTATATCTCACAGATATTCCCCCTTTTTGGAGAGTTGAAATCGATTGCGATTATACGCTGTGCCGCCTGTATGCGGTTGACAGTCTATGGGGCAGCTTCGTGCCGGGGGGTATCAGGCAGCGCTCGTCCGGTGAGGGGAGGGAGGAGCCGGACGGGCGCCGTGCGCAGGCACGAAGCTGGCCGATAGACTGTGAAAGTGCAGGGGGTATTGCGCCCCCTGCGGTGTTGGTGGTTGCAGCAACCCATACGGGAAGCCCTCGAAGATTCGTAAGGCTCAGGGCGCCTAACTTCGTACAGGGATTTTGCCTAACCTACAGGCGTCATCCTTACGCACATAACACTTACCGCCTTAATCTGACTAAACCTTACTACCTTTAGCCTTAAACCATGACACTTGAGGTTGCCCATTGAGGGACTTGCCTTGGTCTGATTAGGAGTCAGATGCTTAGCACTTACCCGGCTTAGCTTAGGCCTGATTAACGATTTTGTCTCCGCACGTCCGCTGCAACGTTAAGCGGTTACTACTCTACCAGATCATTGATTGCGTTAGCAACCTCCAGTGCTGAGTCGATGCGGAGTGGTTCGGCCTTCAGAGCAGAATACCGCTCATCACGGTGCTGCTGCGAGAAATACCGGCGGATCTTCACTTCCAGCGGTACGCCGCTCGACTGCGGCAGGTGGCCCTCTTTCAGCCCCCGGTCGGTAAGCACGGCGTACGACTCCATCTCCATCGCAGCCAAGTCCTTGCGGCGGTGAATCCACTCGGCGATGGTCTTCTCCACCGATACGCCGTCCTCTGTCTCGACAACCACGCGTACCAGAAGGTTCGTGCGCTGGATGGCGATACGCAGGCGCAGGATCTCTTTCACGATATCTCGCCGTGCGTCGATCCATGATTGCACCTGTGCCGCCTGATCTGTGTAGCGCGGTGTTTCGTGCGACAGGTCCGCGCAATGATTGCGGATACGCACCGCGAGATCGTCGGCCTTGATCTTCAGTTCTTTGAGCTTCTTCAGCCCTTCGATGATCTTCATTTCTTCACCTTGTACCCAGAAAGTTCGTAAGCCCGCGCCCGAGACATGATATACCACCGCTTCGGGCGACCAGAAGTATCACCGGCAAACACATCAAACTCTTGCTTGTCGTAGGCCAGTGCCGCCGCGTCGAACATACCGTTGTCTACGACGCACACCGGCACCATGTCCTCGGAATCGAGCGCAGCCCGTGCATCCTTCTCGCTGCAAGCCGTGGCACCGTACTCGCGCACAAGGTGCGCTCCCTTTCCAGACAATGGCCCTTGGATGTAGTAACCCATGCTACCTCCTCTCACTATTACACCTAGAAAACACCGAATAACGTACAGCGTGCGTTATTCGCTGGTCTCTTTGGTGGGGTCGCAAACCACACGGCCCCTTCCTTCAGGTCTCTATCTGCTATTTAGGGGGCTTTGTCGGTAGCAGAGCCCCACCATCTAGCCGTACTCCAGATGCGGTGCCTTCGGCACTTTTCTCGGCACACTGGGGGTTGTCGCAATCCGTGAGATTCTGGCGGGCGCACCGCCCGGTGGCGTACTGTATCCGACATCAATGTACGCCGTACTCACGTAGGCCCCGCAAACGGCAAGCGCGGCTGCTACCCCCATGGAGAACGGCAAGCATACGCGGATTACCAGTCCGCCCATACGTGCCGCAACGTTCATATAGTCCCCCCTCGTTCGTGTTTCTCTATGACCGTACTTTACCCGCAATCGCACTGTGTGGCCGATCCACATAGCGGATACTTACGATGTGCGTGTGCGCGTATCTACATCGCCCACGTTACCTGCAGCAACCCAGAAGAGCCGCACTACCGGTCCAGCGCCACCGATCTGCAGACAGTACAGCGCTTGGCACTCAGAGAGTTCGCAGATTATCACCCAGTTACGATTCTTTGTCAAACACACTAACACAGGCAGTAGTAGGGGCGATACTGTGCCAGTACAGAATTTTAGTCCCCACACAAGGGCTCTGGTAGGTGGCCTAGTTGACTGACTACAAAATCGAGTAACGCACCGTGACTCACTGGGGCTGGCGGTCGGGTCTTGACCTCACCCGTAGACGGCTCTTGATTACGGCTAGGTGCAGCATACTGGGTATCAAGACGTTGAGAGAATTTCACGAGCCGTCCGTTCTCCCACCCGCGCGACTGCTTTACGAGACCTGACGCAGCCAGTAAGGCGATGTACTTGATCGCACAAAACTTAGTGACCCCTAGGTAAGAAACCACATCATTGACGGTGACCATACCTATCGCGTCTACTAGGTAAAGTACCTGACTCAGGCGCTGATCGAGAGCGTAGGCAGTGGAGTAGTTGGTTCGCGCTGACCACATACGTGTGGGCCTAGTGTGTCCTTTCGGTAGCACAGTCTCGCAATCAAGCAGTTCACGGTCGCGCATCCATATCAGGAAAGCGCACATACGCCTACCCAGCCCTAGCGCCTTGCGGATGTCAGGCTCACGCATCGGGCCTCTGCTCTGTAACAGACGCAAAACCTTGTCTGTCGTGGACCCGGGGATAACACTCTTCATAGTCCGCATTAACTTACCTCACCCCTAGATAGGGGGCACCGTGTGCCAGTACCCTTTTTTCAATGTTTCGTGGAATCTACCGCGCCGCTGATAAGTGAGTCGGCCACATCATGCAACACATCAGCAACGCAAGCTAGTGAATCCTCGTCGTCAGCTACACCCTCGACAACAAAGTTAACCTCGCCATCGTCGGAGTGGTAGACCGTAATCACGTATACATCCACGGTATCTTCGTCTTGCTCGTATTTGTGTGTAGTCATGGTAATGTGCAATCGATTGCAAAACTATGCGGATACACCGACTACTGAAATACCTTACTCCGGCGACACGGAAAAATCGTCGTCTTCGTATATGACCTTCTTCATGCTACCTGCCGGGCGATTACCCTCCTCAGAATACTTACTGAGCGCTACCAGCCTAGCCGTACTCTCGTCGCTGGTCAGACTACCACATACCGCCCCGATCCTTCCAATACCCGGAACAAACACACCCCACTGGTCGTATTCCATCTCACACCTCTCAACAAAAAGCCCCTTGCGGGGCTAGTCTATTTCCTGTGCTTCTGTACGTACTTGAGCACAGCCCGCACACCATATACAACCTTGACCAATCTCACCTCACGAACCTTTGTCTTTTTCTTGGCATCAAATGTGTCCAGTGCCAAGTCATAATCCGTAGTCCGTAGCGCGCGCTCCACTACGCGATTGGTCATGACCACCTCGACTACGTACACGATGCACCTGTCAGAGGTATCTGTTCACCATCTCAAGCTCAATCGCCCGATAGACCTCATGCCTGCCGTAAGCTACGAAAAACCTACGACCCTCCCGCAAAAGCATCAACGGCCACAACACTGCAACCACCGCCAAGCAGATAGCCGTATATAGCCTGCGCTCAAGACGCGTAACGCTACTGCGGGTATGTCGGTAGCTCAATGTCTGATACACGTAGCCTGCATACACGGCTGAGTGGAAAACCACTACTACCTTAAGCAGGCCAATAAACGCGTAAGATATGCACCCAAATGCGATCCAGCTATCCTCAATCATCGCCTACTCCCCTCGAAACGTTCACCAAATTCCGCACGGCCATTACCTATTACCTCGTTACCTGACTCGGACACCCAAGTACTGCGCTTGGTCAGCATCGAGTAGTAGGCGCCGGCCACTGCATCCGCCACATCCTTACTGCCATTCACCGGGTGATCGACTTTGTCCTTATCGTCATCGTACTCCAAATCAAAAAGCTCGCGGATCAGTACCTCCTGATGGTACTGCCGTATGCGGTTATCGTTATAGGCGTCACGCAGGTTTTTGTACGGTGCGGACGTTCTGTCTACCGAAATATTACCAGTGCGCATACCTATCTTGCGCCACTGCTGTACGGACTCGATACTAAAGATACCGTCGTATGTTACCGCCCTGATCGGGTACCCGTATACATCACGTAGCTGCCGTATCCATGTACGAACCTCCGCAAAATCTATTTCATTATTGGAGTCAGGCTGTATTGAGCACGCCATCTCAATGGTAGCGATAGGTAGCTTCTCGATAGCCCCATTACTGCGTGTAACGGAGGTGAGGCCATCGTATCTCAGCATGGCGATACCACAACTGTCCCCGGTCTTCGACAAGTCAACGTGCACATAGCGCGGACGTGAGGGGTCGGTACAGTAATGGCTGTACTTCACGACCGGCATCCCATCCACACCTAGAATAACGTTGTCCTTGTTGAGGAACGACTGGATACCTTCCTCCTCCCCGGCAGACACAGCCTCGTAGATCTTGAAACGACGGGTAATGAAGGGGGAAATAGCCGAGGTGGATATACCGCAGATGTCTCGTAGGGCGGAATGCGGGTCTCTCTGGAACTCCGTCTCATACTCGATGGGGATGTCTAGAACGCGAGCCTCTGGCGGTACGGCGTCCCCGTCCTTCAGGATACGCACATCGTTGATCATGTCGTTACCGACAAGCAGCCTAAACTTTTGCCCACAGAAATTTTCTTGAGGTTTTACCTCGTATTGCGGCCTATCGTAGATGTAGATACCTTGCTCGTCGTGCTGCAGAGCCTGAGCCTTACGCTTGTCGGTAAAGTCCCCTTTATAGCGGGTTGACGATGACGTACAGAGTATCCCTATCTTGGGTCCGGGCTTGGTGAAACGACCCTTGATACGGCGGGTCATTGCACTGTGTATTGTCTGGGCCTGATCGTAGACCCCAGCGCGGCCTGTGGTTACCTCTGCCTTCTTAGAACGTAGCACAACGTTCATGAAGTTGATTTCGTCAATGATCCCCGAAAGTACTGCTTCACCTAGGATCGAGTCGGCGTCCACACCCGCAGGCACTACACGGATGTTCTTCTCCTCAAAGATCATCTCGGACTCAACCAGCTTGCTCGGTCGTAGGTGCTTCTGAAAATACGGGATGTGCTCAATCATGTGGCGCAGAGGGTCGTAGATAACCTTCTTCGTCACGTGCGGCTTAGCGGCCATGATAGCGAACACAATAGAGGTCGCTTTCGGCAGGCCGTAGTAGCCTTGCGGGTTGTCCAAGCAGGACAACAGGTAAAGGTGGTATAGCTGGGTAATCTTCGATATTTCCGTTTTTCCGCTACCTGTGTTCCCGGTGACGTATACACTACCGTTGCGCCTCGCCAACCACATACCCGTAGGCAGTGTGAAGCAGTAGCAATACCCATCACTGGCTTCAACAAGCTGTGCTTCAGGCCCTTTAGGCGAAGCGGACATGGTGTATTCAGCGGAACGACAACGCTTCACCCTATACTCGACAGACCGATTTCCCCCGCGATCTTGCCACTGCATGGTAGCCCGTACCCCTGTAGCGAGATAGGCGTACTGGATGAAATCAGCTTCCTCTTTCTTCGCAGTGTAGAACTGTTGGTGCCTCGCGGAGCCATCCCAGTGCATTACCTCGTCGGTAACAATACGGAGCTGGTCCTGTGTGCAACCCCACCAACCCTCGTATGTCTTGTTCCGTTGCGGCGCGTAAAAACGGATGCGGCGGTAGTCTCCGTTGTGCGGTACTTCAGTAAACGCAATACCCGCCTCCTGAAGGATACGCCTAGCCCTGCGAATTTTCCGCGGCTTTTTTACGATCACATTACACCAACTGGAGTCATCCCTTGTATCAAAGGAGCCATCGGCATGAACCATAACCATCACACGGATCTGTTCGTCGGATAGATCAATCCCTACCCGCCCCGTAGGGGTAAAGGTAGATAGGAACTTACCTGTGAACCCGGTAGCAGTTCTATTGTGGTTCTCGGCCACGTCCTCTGCGGACATCTCGCAGATTTCCCCGGTGTTCCTGTTCCGGTAGATAACGCGATGCCCCGGAGTTAACATCATATCCAGACCGCCCCGAGGTGCGAAGTGGTAAAACATTCGGTGGCGGCGGCGGATGTACGCCTGCGGTGTCACAAACTCTAGAGTACCGTCTACCGAGTATTGACCGACAAGATCACCTTCCTCAAAATCGGAAATATACTTCCAGCCGTTCGGGGTTAAAAACTCGGTTAGCGCGTCTACACACGAGCCCATCAGAAGAGCCTCATGCTTGGCCCCTCCTACCTGACCTTTCCACCAGTACTTGTTAATATCAACGATGGCTGCGCGTACTTCGGGCCACAACGATATGTCAGTAGCCCCCAGAAACTCCGACCCCGACAGAAACTCTTCTATGCCTACCGGAGCGTGCGTGAGGTGCTTCATGAAGTCGAATAGCACCGTATCGTTGTAATACACCTTGCGCTCTAACGCGGTGGCGTACATCTCACCGAACAGCTTATTCTCGCAACGTTCAGCCTCCTCCCACGCCCCTTGAACCATGGCGCGAGCCTGCTCGCTAACCCCCGGCGCGGCACCCGGGGTCCGTCGTCTCCCTACGCGGCGGGTGTGTGTGGCAGTCATAGGTCAAGATTCTCCTGATCGCCAGAATCGATAGCGTCGTTGACCGCACCGCTGAGGTCACCCAGACCGCCGGACAGAAGGCGCTCAGTATTCTCCATGAGGCGACGAACATCGGACGTACCGTTACCGTCCTGCGCCTTGCGAAAACGCAACACGTCATAGACACCTGCTGTCTGGAAGAAACGGTGCATGTCATTCTTGGCGGCTAACGCTGTACGTACAGCCGCAAGACGCATTGCGTAGGGTAGGTCGTTCTTGGAGGCGGCGCGCATAGCCATAGCACCAGCTTCCTCGTAATACCCCTTGCTGTCTCCGATGATCTCGTCGATATCCAGACTGCGAGACGATGCGCGATGGCGCTCCTTCAACTCGTCACGATCACGATATACCTGAGACACAGAGATACCAAGCTGGTTTGCTATCTCATCGAGCGGTACCCCACGCATCATGAGGCGGTGTAGTAGATTCAGCCGGTACTCTCGTTCGTAGGTGGTAGAACGGCGGCGCACCTGCGCCAGACGCCCCTGCGGGTTGAAGTCCTCAGACGGCGTCCCCGCGATTGTCTGTGGTGGCTCAGGCGGCGGTAAAGACGATGGCGGGGTATTGACCATCCTCTCC